CTCGATGATGGAGTCAGCGGTCGGCGCGGAGGTCTCCAGCAGGAGGTTGGACAACACGACGCGACCCGCGACGGTCTTGGGCGTCATGTTGATCTGCTCAAACCCGAGGTCGCTGGCGGTGATGGTCGAGTTCTCGCTCACCCAGTACCCGGTCGCGGCGGTGGTCAGCTTCGGGATCGTCACAGGGACGCCCGTCACCGCCAGATCGCGCGCGCCGAGGTCGTAGGCGACGACGTTGGCCTTCAGCTTCTCGATCACCTGACCGATAGCGTCCTCGGGAACGATGTACCCGCCAGCGGTGTCGGTGCCTTGGCTCATCGCCTTGGCCTTCATCGCAGCGAAGACCTCCTGCTCGTAGGGAGCATCGGAGAAGTCCTTGCGGGCAAGAGCGCGGCAGGCGCGGGCGATGGAGAACGCATCGCGCTCGCCGCTCTTCGCGGCCTCGACGCCGGGCAGCGAGAAGGAGCGAGCCTCGACGAGACGCTCTTTCACCGATCCGATCTCGTCTTCCAGCGAGCGCAGAGCCTGCTCGATCTCGCCGCGCTTGGCGGTGTCTTCGGTGCGCCACGCGGCGACCGTGTTCTCCAGCTTGTCTCCAAGCTGCTTGAGGTGGGCCTCCAGAGCCCGTTCCATGCTTTCCATGTTCGTCTACCTAAGTGAGTTCAGACGGGTGATGAAGTCGTTGGTGAGGCCCTTGAGAGCCTCGCTGTTGTCCACGCGCACCGTCTGCTGGGCGTCGGGAGCTTGGGCATCGGAGGACTTCGCCTCGCCCGCTGCTCCACCCATTTCCCGAATGCGTTTGGTCAGGTCGCTGATCGAATCGACCAGCGTGGTCAGGGCCTTGGCTTGATCGCTCTGCGCCTCGATGAGACCGAGCACGACCGCCTCCAAGGTCTGAGTGGGCGCAGCCTTCTGCTCTTGCGCGTCGGCCTCGACGGACTCGAACGCCGCGAGGATGTCGTCGGCTAGCGCGTCCTCCTCGGGAGCGGCCTCGGGGGCCGCAGCCTCCTCCTCGGGCGCGGCGGCTTCAGGCTCGGGCTCGGGCGCGGACTTCTGCGCCAGAGCGCCGAGGTCAACGAAGCCGCGGATCTTTGAGCGCAGGCGCTCGCTGAGTTCTTCTTCAGTCATGGGGACTTGCTTCAGGAAGCGGTCAACGGTGGCTGACTTCAGCACACCTTGATCGACCAAGCTCTTCGCGCCCGTTGCGAGGGCGCTCGGGTTTGCGGGCACGGAGACCACGCTGATCTCCAGCAGGCTCGCCTTCGAGTACATCACGCCGTAGGCGGGCATCCCGAGGGCGGCCTTCTCTTGCTCGCTGATCTCCTTGACCTCCTTCGGCATGAAGCCGACGGAGACCGCGTTGAGGAAGCCGCCACGCGAGAGCTGGTAGACGGTCTCGGCAAACTCGTAAGCCTCAGCGGGAGCGAACTCAATCGACGCCATCAGCGCAGCGTTGCCGCGTGCGTCCTTGCCTCGCCGCACGTTCACAGCGCGACCGATCGGCGGCGTGTTCGTGGAGTCGTGGCCCCAGAGGACCACCGGGTTACGCTTGTAGCTTGCGAGATCCCAGCCGCTGACCTTGATGACGTCGCCCATGCGGTCAGGCGTCTCGTCGCTGGCGACGTAGGTGATGATCCGACCTCCATCGTCGCTTGCTCGCACTCCACGAGCGCGAATCTGAGGCACCTCCGCACGCTTGGCTCGCAGCACCTCGAGCGGGTCCAGGTGGTCGAGGTCGCCGGGGTAGCCTGCGGTGATGAGGTCGAGGTCAGTCATTGTTCTCGTGTGTTGCCGGGTAGAAGGACGCAGCGACAGTTGCACACCTCGCTCGCGCCGCCGTTCGGATCTCCAGGGAATCGGAGCCCATACCCGAACTCTTGCCCGATTGGAACCTCGCGACCGTCAAGTTCAACGTGCGAGGGCCTGGTGCTGCCTACAGGTTGGGCCATCCAGATATTCGTCTTGATGCCCTCGGCGATGAGTTGCTGCTGCCTGCCGTAGTTCGCCGCTCCAGTCGTCTCGGTGCGGGCGATCAGCGAAGACCGCACTCCGAGCGAGTTCATCGTGGCGTTGATGTACTCCTCCGAGTTGGCGAGCGTCCAGTAGAGCGCCTCGCGCATCGAAGTGTAGACGCCGCTGTCCTCGGCCAAGATCCGCACGAGCGCGCGCTGCACCTCGTCCATGAGCGTGTTCGGGATGCCGACCAGCAGCATCTCCTTTGAGGCGATGTAGCGGACCACGGCGGGGTCGCTCGCGTTCATAAAGAAGCCGACCGACTGCGTGCCCAGCTCGAAGTGGACGCCCTCGGCTGAGGTCAGGATCAGGTTGGTCACGCGCGGCCTGGTCTCCGCGAGCATGGCCTCCTCCCACTCCTTCATGTTGATCTTCAGCAGGCGAGCGATCTCGGCCTCGGTCGCCACCATCTTTCGCACGGGAGGCGTGCCGTCGCGCTTGGTCGTGTCCTTCCACGGGCCGTCAGCCAGCTCGCGGACCCGGCGACGGATCGCAAGGGTCATCTCGCGCAGGACACGCTTGACGCCTCGGGCGAGCTTCTCCTCCTCGCTCTGGAGGGTCTGATCCCACTCGCGCCAGTACTTCTCGCGCACGAGCGGAGACTCCAGGCCAGCGGGCCATGCGCGGTTCAGCGCACGCGCCTCGTCTTCCGTCTCCTCGTCCTCGAGCCCCTCGGGGGCGGGCTCCTCGTCCTCGAGTTCCTCGTCCTCGAGTTCCTCGTCCTCGAGTTCCTCGTCCTCGAGTTCCTCGGGGGCGGGCGCGGGCATCTCCTCCTCGTCCTCGACCTCACCCACCGCAACCATCGAGCTGCTCATGTACGCCGTGTCGGCGTTCTCCAGATCGGTGTCCCCGATGTCCCACCCGGCCAGCTCGGCGGCCTCGCGGAAGGTGCGTCCGCCCTGCGTGAAGAACGCAAGCGCACGCTCGGCCTTCGAGTCGGCATCCTCGCGCAGCGCGGGCACGCCCGAGAGGTCGAAGTGCAGGCGGTAGCCAGACTCAGGGCCGACCAGCCGCGAGATGAACTTGGTCTCCAGCTCGTCCTGCAAGAAGTCAAGGAAGGGCGTGATCGTGACCTCGTAGAACGCGCGGAACGCCGCCATCGAGGAGGCGTAGTTCACGCCCTCGGTGAGCCCGAGGATGGGCTTGGTCACGCCGAAGATCGACATGATCGTCTGGCGGTTCCACTCGCGCATCTCCCCGAACTCCATCTCCTGCGGGGAGAAGCCGATCTCCTCGTAGCTCGTGCCCTGCGGCAACACGGCGGTCTTGCGGTGCTGGTCGGGGCGCTCGTGCGCCTCGCGCCACGCAGCCTTGATCGCACGCGAGTCGGCGTCCGTCAGGTGGCCGTCCACGCTCAGCACGCCGCCAGGGCTCCCGCCGTTCTGGAGGAGCGCCTCGTCGTAGCGGTCGAGCACGAAGTCCTTGGCTGCGGTGCGGTAGGCCGCCTGCATCGGTCCAACGCCGCGCAGCGGGTTGTACGGGTTCGCCTCAGCGATCTGGATCAGCGACTCGTCGGGGATCGTCACGGTGCCGCTGGCGGTCTGGAGACGCCACGCCACGGGGAGGTGCGAGTCCGGGTCAAGGATCTCCTCGAGCATATCGCCGCGAACGGGCCACAGCTCATCGGGCACCTGGATGCGCGGCGAGGGCTTGATCGGTCGGACGTTGCCGCCGCTGCGCTCCATCAGGATCAGGAACGTCTCGCCGTAGAGCTGCTGCGTCTGCGCGACCGAGCGGAGGAACTTCCGCTGGCTCATCAGCTTGTTCGGGCGTGCGAGCAGGCGGTACAGCGGCCCGTCCGTCACGGGCTCGTAGGAGCCGTCTTCACGCTCGCGCTGGAGCTGGAGAGGGATCCCCGCGACAGCCTTGCCGATAGATGCCACGCAAGCGTAGACCCACGGGTGCTGCAAGAAGGGCTTGGTCAGGCTCTTCTCCCCGGCGAGCTGCATCGTCCACCGGAAGCTCTGGCCTGCACCGCCCGAGTCGAACATCCGCTGCTCGACATAGGCCGTCTGAGACTTGCGAGCGAACGGGTCGCTCTGGTCGCCGCGTGAATTGGTCATCGAGGACAGGGTGAGGTCTTCCGGCGCAGGCGTCTACTCGCGCGGTCTACTTGTAGGCCGCAGGCGGACCCGAACCATTGCGCGATTCTCGAGGGGTAGCTGGTCGGCGTCAAGCTCGTAGGTGATCCAGCGATAGCCGCAGGCTAGACACTTGCGGCGACGGCGCACCGAGGCTCCCCCGTCAACGGGCCGTGAATCCGTGACCTTGACGGTCGCGGCGTTGCAGGTGGGGCAGTTCATGGGTGCCTCCCGAGCTAGATCACAAAGATGCGGCTGCGGGACGACGCCCGCGACAGGCTCAAGATCCACGCATCCGCGAAGTCGGGCGACTCGCCGTGACGGGCTCGCAGCCGCTCCTTCGCTTCGACGCTGATCGCGCCGCGCTCGTTGATCGCGTACGAGGGCCACTGGAGTTGCTTCCACAGCGTGGTCTCGTACTGCTCAGGGATCGCGGCGTATCCCTTCTGGAGTAGGGCTCGACCTGCCCAATGCAGCTCGGCCTTACGGTTGACGGCCTTGAACTCAGACCCGAGGAGCCAACGGTAGTCGCCCTCGGCCTTCGCTCCAAAGTCTACACCATCGACGCCTACGCCCTTCTCGCGAAGTCTATCCACGACGCCCGCCCCAATGCCGCACACGTCAAGATGTATGCATCCTTCCGGGATTTGGTGCTGAGCCTGGAGCTGCTCGACGTGCTGGACCGTCCGCATGAGATCCTTCTCGTGCCACGAGCGAGCGTCGATGACCACACCGCCACGAGTGATTACGGCCACGTTGAGGTCTGCCGATCCGCGAGCGATGTCCACTCCCATGTGCAGCGAGTCGTCCTCCGGCACCGAGTCCTTGGCGCTCTCTAGCAGCCATCGGGGGAAGAGCTGGAAGTCCGAGCCGCTCGCGGGGAACTGCCCGAGCACCCGCACCATGAACTGCGGAGAGTCCTCGCCCCAGTGCAGCCGCTGCTCCTCGATCCACGCCGGGTCGAGGATGTGCTCGGGCACGTCGTAGGCCGAGATGTTGAACCGCGACCACGGACCCTTCTGGTGCGAGTCGAAAAACGCGCCGCTGGCCTTGTTGCCGTTGCCGATCATCAAGACGTAGCACTTCGCCTGCGTCAGGTAGCCGCGCATCGCGTCGAACACGTAGTCCGGCACACCGCTCGCCTCGTCCACGATCACCAGCATCCCGCCGTCGTCGGTGGAGTCGTCGTCAGAGCCCTCGGGGTGGTATCCCTGGAACCGCTCCTCCTTGTCCGTCGAGATCCCCGTGCCGTACCACGTCGGAGCAAGCTCCAGCCGCGAGCCGCTGATGACGCGACCGGGTAGCTCGTAGCGCGCCTCCACGAGCGCCTGCTTCACCTGCCGCCAGAGCAGGCCGACCTGGTTGAACGTCGGCGCGGTGTTGATCACGAGCGAGTTCTTGCGCGTGTAGAGGAACCACATCAGCAGGCGCGCCGCCCAGACGGTCTTGCCCGCGCCGTTGCAGGACACGACGGAGACGCGCTTCGTCTGCACGAGGGCCTCTCCGATCTCGCGCTGCCTCTGCCACGGCTCCCACCCGAGCACCTCGCGCGCGAAGCCTACCGGGTCGCTGGCGTACTCGCGGAAGGGCTCGAACTCGTCCGCGCCCGTGCGCGTCTCTTCAGTTGCGCGGAACGCAGCCACGAGGGCGTCCCGATACATCGAGAACACGGGGAGGAAGCGGTCAGGCTCCTCGTCCATGACCTCTACGGGCTCCTCGGTCACTTACGCTTCCTGCCCGCCAGACGCTTCGCTCCCTGCTCGGCGTCCATGCCAAGCGCGCCGTCTAGCAGCTCGCGGTCAATGCGATCGACGACGGCCTTGGAAGCCTGGACGCCTAGCTCGTCCTCGATGAGCAGCACCAGCCTCGTGAAGACTGTCACGAGGTCGCGGGCGTTGATCGCCTGCGCGGCGTCGAGCCTCACCTTCCACGCGGCCTCGGCGCGAATCGCCTTGCGCTCGGCGGCCTTGGTCATCGCCTCCATTGCGGCGGCACGAGCCGCCCCGTCCGTGAGCAGCTTGTCCAGCTCGCGGAGGATCGCGGCGGCTTCGGCGGGGTCTCCACCTCGGGCGGCATTGAGTTGCTTCATCAACTCGCCTGCGCGCTTCCACGACTGCGGAGAGGCACCTTCCTCGGCCATCTCCATCATCTCCATCAGCGCCGTGTCGAGCACCGCCAGCGTCTCGCGGAGGTCCATCACGCGGTCGTCCTCGAGTGCGCTCTCATACTTGGCCTTCATGTTGGTCAGCACTTTCGAGTACCGACCATGCACGGGCGGGCGTCCGCCGAGGCCACCGTGGAAACGGCAGACGGCTCGACCGGGCACAGCCCAGACCCGACACCGCTCGCCCGTCTGCTTGCTCTTGGCGTTGCAGCGGCGCTCGTCGTCCGGCGGGTTGTACTCCTGGAAGCCCACTAGCCTCGCGCTTCCTCCAAGACCGCCTTCTTGCCCGTGAGCTTCTCCCACCGCTGGACGATCACGTCGCAGTAGGCGGGCGCTAGTTCGAGGCCGTAGCAGCGGCGACCGAGCTGCTCAGCAGCGATCAAAGTGGTGCCGGAGCCAAGGAAGGGCTCGTAGGCAGAGCCGGGCCACGACTGCATGGCGAATGCAGGAAGTTGAATGGGAAATGTCGCAGGATGATGCTCTCGCGCCATGTCGATAGTCGCGCATCGACTGATGCGGATAACTGAGTCTGGTATTTTCTCGGCATTGCGTTCCGTTGAACTGCGCGTCTTCACCTTACCGTCCTTGCCACGCATCGATTTGACCGATCCTCCTGCTTTTCGCTTTTCGGTTGCTCGTTGTCCGACAAGCACGTTTTTCGGATCACAAGCCACCCATTTGTTCGGCCTGATCGATTGCTTGTTGAAGTGGAACACGAACTCGTGCGAAGGCGCGAACCTTCCAGCCCAGTCGCCATGCATTCCGCTGCCCTGATCCCATACATACCAGCCGAACCTCCGCCATCCTTGCTCACGCATCCACTCGATCCATCCATCCCAGTATGGAATCCACTCTCCGTCTCGATGAATCATGCCGAGGTTCACCAGCACTTGCCCAGCGTCCGTCATCGGTAGATTGCCGAACACGCCACGCATCAGGCCATCCCAGTCGGCAACCTTTGCCTTACCTTCTTCGGTGTAGTCGCGCTGCTGACCGTACGGCGGCGAAGTGAAACACAGGTCCGCCTTCGCCCCCGCCATCAGCCGCTCCACATCCTCGGCCTTCGTCGAGTCACCGCAGAGGAGGCGGTGACGACTCCGCAGCGCCAGCCTACCCACAGGGGCACTCCTGCATCTCCTTGCCCTCCTCGTAGTCGTAGGTCTTGCCGCAGTCCTCGCACTCGTAGTACGCGCCGAGCAGCCAGAGGTCGCCGGGCTTCGTGATCGGGTCTTTTGGTGGCTCTGGAATCTCGTCCTCGGTGATCTTCGCTTCGGCCTCTTCCTCCTGCTCGAACACGTCAAGGCCCCAGTCCTGTAGCGGCAGGTCGCTCCACTCGTTGCCGATGGCCTCCCAGTCCCATGCTCCAAAGCCCACGTTGTCCTTGATGATGAACTCGCGGCGCTGCTCCTCGGTCAGGTCCTTGGCCTTGATCACCCACGCGGCCGGGACCTCCTCGTATCCCAGCTCACCCAGGGCCTTGAGGCGCATGTTGCCGCCCAGGACCATGCCCTGCTCGTCGACCACCAGCGGGC